CGGGCGTGAGCGCGTCAAAGCCGCGGAACGACACGCGCACCTCGACGTCCTGACGAGAGAGTGCCGCGAGCGGTATGGACAGCTCCGGGTGGCCGTAAAAGTAGAATGGCAGGTTGACATAGTACGTGCGCTTGTTCGGCCCGAAGACGCTCGAGGTGTCGCTCTTTCCCGTGAGGAGGGTGAGCGCGGGCTGGTTTTCGAGGGGCACGTGCAGGTCGTTCCAAAGCTCAATCATCTCGCCGGGCAGGGATTGCACGAGCTGGCCGCCAATGTATAGGTCAGCCGTCTTGATGATGTGCGTCCCGACCGAGTCGACGTAGTTGTATGCGTTCGTGTCGAGTGCGATCGGGCGGTTGAACGACGTCACCATAAAGTACGTGCCGGTCGCCTTGAGCGTGCCCGGTGCCGTTATGGTCAGCCGGATGGGCGCAGCATTGTGCGTCACGAAGAATGGAATCTTGATGACCTGGGACTGACCCGTCACCACCGAGATGGCATGGGTGACGGCCCCTATTTGGATGGAGCGCGCTCCGTCGACGACCGCGGTGAGCATGTGCAGCCCAGGTTGTTCGAAGATGAACTCGTCTCCACTCGACTGGACATCTTCACCTGCCCGGGTGCCTAGGTTGACCACACCTGGGGCAAAGTCGGTAGTCGGCTTGATAAGCAGGCCGTTGGTCACGTTCGCAAACGACACTGACCCCGTCAACGTCCCGGGCGTCTTGGCAAACACGTTAATCGTGTAAGGCGTCGAGGTGGACGTCACGGTGATCGGGATGCTCACGCACCTCGGGTCGAACGTCTGATCGGTCTCATACCTGAACCCGCCACACTCGACCGCACTTATGCTCTCGGAGCTGCACGAAAACGTAGCGGTCAGCATGTGCGTCCCCGTCTTGGTGAATGTGAATGAGTGGTCGGGTGCGACGGTGACCCCTGAACCGACGCTCACGCACGACTTGAGAGGGAACCGGGCCGAGCCGGCGGCCACGGGAACGCTCGCCCCGAGGCGAAACTGCTGACCGTCCGGCGCGATCGACATGAATGCGCCCGGGTCCAAGTGCGTCCCGGCGGGCACGTCCAAGAAGAACCAGCTGTCGAGGTCAGCCTCGGTCACCTCGAGCTGAAGCATGCCCGGGTGATTGGCCGACACGGTCCATGTGTGTGAGGTGACGTACGACGACGGGCTAGCCGGGCGTTGGTCCGTTGTGCTCTTCCCTATGCTGACCCGGTTGCAGGCACCTCCGAATTGCGCGGTGAGCATGTAGATGCCAGCCTCGAGGAACCGGGCGCATCCCCCATTCGAGATTTCGACAAAGGGTGAGTACCCTTGGATGAGCCAATTATCCGAGTTGAGGTCCACAAACCCGGACGGGGTGGTGTACCCCGACCGCCCCACCTTGATGTGCATGGCGGCGCCCTCGCGTGTCAAGGGCACGCTCGGTGCGCGGACCCAACCGCACTGCTCGAGGTTAAAGTCGCCGACGCGCCCCGCGCTCGGCACGACGTATGTGAGCCGCCCGTCGGCCGTGATGGCGTCAAAGTTTTTCGGGTCCAAGCCCCAAAACACGGCGATTTCGGGGGTGCACGTGACGCTCGAGCAACCCCTGAACGTGAAGCGCTCGTTCGCGTACGTGACGTACCGCCCCGCGTCCACGTTGCCGAGCCACAGCTTCACGCTCAGGGTGCTGTAGTAGTACGTGCTCGTGTTGTCGACCGAGAATGGCGACGGGCCGCCGTTGATGTAGAAGAATGGGGCGAAATTCTCCGATGCCGGCGTCGGGTACACAAATTGGCGACCCGCCTCGTTGACGAGGTATGGGAGGTTCATCTTGAGCGTCAACCCCTTGACGAGGTCCCCCTTGTATGGGATGCGACACGTCGTCGTCGAGTTGAACAACACAGACGTCCCCATGAAGGGCACTTCGTACGCTTGGAGCACAAATGGCGTGTGTCGCTTGTAGACGCCGGCAAAGTACGTCACGGTCGGCTCACCGGTGAGGTGAGCGTCCTGCTGACCCACTGCGGCCAGCTGGATATTTCCAGCCGACATCCTATTGGTGGCGTTGAAATTGTTTCGTGCGTCTTCCGGCACTATCAAATTTCAGCCACCCAAGCAGGGGATGAGTCTACAGCTTAAGCGCTTCGATCCAACGAAAATGGGGGATGACAAGGTGTGCGTCTTCATCGGGAAGCGCGGCACGGGCAAGTCCACGCTCGTCACGGACATTCTCTGGCACAAGAAGCACATCGCTGCGGGAATCGTCATGTCCGCGACCGAGGAGGGGAACCACCACTTCCGGCAGTTTGTCCCGGACCTGTTCATCCACGGCGACTATAACCGGGATGCGATCGAGAAGGTTCTGGAACGCCAGAAGCGCCTCGTCAGCACCGGCCGCGGCGCGCCGGCGTTCATGCTCTTGGACGATTGCATGTATGACAAGTCGTTCATGCGCGACACGTGCATCCGCCAGTGCTTCATGAACGGGCGACACTGGAAGATCTTCTTCATGATGACGACCCAGTACGTGATGGACATGACCCCCATGATCCGCGCCAACACCGACTACGTCTTTGTCCTGCGCGACAACGTGCGTCAGAACCGCGAAAACCTCTACAAGTGCTTCTTTGGCGTGTTTCCGAGCTTCGACATGTTCTCGCAGGTGATGGACGCGTGCACCGAAAACTACGAGTGCCTCGTCCTCGACAACACGAGCAAGTCGAACAAGATTACGGACTGCGTCTTCTGGTACAAGGCGCCCATCCGCCGCGGGTTCAAGGTGGGCGCGCCCATGTTCTGGCAGATGCACCAGCGCATGTACAACCCGACGCACGTGACGGGCACGGGGTCGCAGACGGCGCAGTCCATCGTGCGCTCGCGAGGCGCGCCGACAATCACCGTTAAAAAACGCCCCTGAACGTAATGGAGACTTACGACCCGAACGTCTCGACGCTCACCCAAGAGATTGACAGCGACGCTCCCAAGGTGCCAACGGGGCTTTTGCGCCCCGAAAAAAACGTTGACACATCTCAAATGGCAGACTTTTCGACTCCGATCGATGAGGTGATGCCAGGGCCCAACATGATGCTCCAGGATGAGATGATGTCCGCGCCGCGCAGCACCGAGAAGAAGCGCACCGCCGCAGCATCCGCAAACCCGTTCGGCCTCTCGGACGAGCAGTTTCAGGCGGCCATCGCGGGCGCCGTGGCGGTCATCGCCTTTTCCAAGATGGTCCAGGATCGCATCGGCTCCATGGCGCCAAGCCTGGTGGGCGGCTCGGGCGAGCTCACGTCCGGCGGGCTCGCAGTCACCGCGCTCATCGCGGCGGCGCTGTTCTTCGCGGCTCAGCGCTTCCTGCGCGATCGCTAGTCCGCGAGCGTCTCGCCGCAGTATGTGTGCGCACCAACCTCTTGGTACAGTCCGTGGGTGACTGCGAGCGCCTTGAGGTCCTTGAAGTTCACCCAAAATGTGGACGAGTGGTCATACTCGGACACGGTCGAGTGCGCAAGCTCGTGAATGAGGACGTGCATGGCGGAGTTGATGTCGTCGCCCGCGAGGCACACGTAGATTTCATACCCCTTGTTCACGTTGTAGCCGATGGCACCCTTCTTCGGCTGCGATATACCTGTTATGATGGCCTGGCCCGCCTTGAGCTTTTGCCAGCGCGGGTCATCCCCCAGATTCTCCCTCAACTTTTGGTACCTCTGCTTCAACAGGGTCAAAAGCTCAGGCTCTTTGCGTAGGTACAATACGGCTGCGAACAGGCATGCAGTCCCTAGGAGGTCCATATTACTACAAGCGAACGAAAATAAAGCGCGCGTAAATGTCCGATATGTGGCCCGTCGGCGCAGGCAGCATCGGCTCCCACTCGCGGAGCTCGAAGAACGGCGCGAGCACATCCACGAGGCTCTGCTTGTACATGATGGGCTCCGTCTTGGGGCCGTCGGCGTAAAAGGGGCCGTCGGCGACGCGCACCGCGAGCGTCGTGTGGTCAATCATCTCGGCCGTGTTGCAGAGGGCGTCCTCTCGGAAGCTCGTCTCGGGGCCCATGTACGCGATGATTCTGGCCGCCTCGGGCGCGATGCCTATGAGCTTGCCGCCCGGCTTGACGGCGCGCGCGATGGCCTCGGCGCTCGCGAGCGTGAGCGCGTGCGACTCGAATATGTAGTGCAGCGCAAAGTTGTAGCAGACGACGTCAAACGGCCCGTTGATCACGTTGCGCACGTCGCCGACCGTCACGAGCACGTCGAGGCCGATGGACATGGCGCGGCTCGACGCCTCCAGCAGCGAGGTGGCATCCGGGTCCACGCCCGTGACCACCGCGCCGACGTGCTTCCACTTGTGCCAGTCTCCGCCCCGGCCACACCCGCAGTCGAGCACGGTGTCGCCGCGGCGCACGTGGCGGTCGATCAGCATCTTCTTTGCCGAGTTGTGCAACTTCCGAATGTCCATCACTGGCTTAAAAGAGTGGCGCGCGTTCACTCTATATGGGTTCTCTCGAGCAAGACTACACGACCGTGCCCGGCCAGGTGTTTGCGTGCATTTCATTCGTCGGGCCGGACCTGCCGCAGAGGAATGAGCAGCTCGGGATGAAGATCCGGGGGTGCTTCTCGACGCGCGACGAGGCGGCGAACCACGCGAAGCGCCTCCAGAAGGAGGATGCGCTGGTCGATATCTACGTCGTCGATATGT